GGTACCGGCGTGTATGCGCCGCCCGGACCCGGAAACACGTTGGTGCACACCGTCAAGCCGGGATTGTTCAGCACCGGCAAGTCAGGGAGCCATTCACCGAGTGGGATAATCATGAGTGAAGCATCTCAGTTGGGGCAGAGGTTGATCGGATACCAGTGCGCATAAACCTTTCGCGGCTTCCAGTTGTGCATACGACGCCATTTCATGATTAGAACCTCGTCGCACGGATTTTGCCGTTCAGGTTCTGATCCCGATACGAGCGAAGCTCGCCCAGATAGTCGGACTCCAGTTGGGCACACACCTGCGCTGCGCTCACGTTGCGGATCGTTCGTGCCCATACCAGTTTCGCGGCACCCGCCACAACCAAGTCGTAGGCGTTCGTCAACCACGGTGACGTGTCGCTGTCGGCAGAGAGGTCGGGGTACCGGCACACGTAATAGACGTTCACGGGGTATGCCGAGTCGGGCACGTTGGCGATGTAGAAGTTGTCGCCGTAGATGGCGTAGTAGGCGGGGGTGCCCTGCGACTGATCGCAGTTGATCTTGCGAATCACATCGAAGTCTTGCTCTACGATTTCGAGTGCCGTCGAGTTCCAGACGTATTCGAGACGATCCAGCAGCACAAAATCAGAAGGGAGTGGAATTGTCTCCACTCCCGCTACAGCAGCAACTGCGGTGGCCGTGCTGTTCCACTGGAACCGCTCACGGTTGTAGTGGCGGATCGTCGTGTTGATCGCCCGCCGAACCTGATCGTTGAAGTCCGTCCTGTTCAGGAAATCGTTCTGCACGTCCTGAATCGCGTCGATGTAAGTAGGCATCACGAAGCTCCAGAATAGGATCGTCGCAATGCGTCATCCGCCCAAGTTCCTCAAACCACTCCATTGAGTAACCGCAATTCTGGTAGGCGCGAAAACATGGCGATCCCAAAGTATAGTGGACGATTTTAGCATTGACATTGTGCGGAAATTCATCTACCAGATGATTAAATTCAGGTGGAAGGTCGCCCACGGCGTCTGTCCACTTGAACTGGTGCAACTCCATTCCGCTGGCTTTGTTGACGTACTCCGGCGTCAGGCGGCGCACCGCCGACCGATGACCGTTGAACACCATCAGGCTTGACCAGTTCTTGCACGGGTAGCTCGTCTGCTTTTGCCCGAGGAATTTGGTCGTGACCTTGGATTGGTAGTCGTGCTTGCGTACTAGCACGTCCATGTAGGGGTCGGCTTTTGCGCATTCGTATAGCTCCCAGATGTCACAGAGGCACAGCATATCGCTGTCCATGAAGATAGATACATCCGAACCGGCAAGCCACGGCGTAAGGAATCGGGAGTAGGCGAAGTCGGTAGACTGTGCCGCGTCCCGAGGCCGCGTAAATATCCCGCGCAGTGTCGAGAGTGACAACGGGCAAATCTCCACGGGACCAGATGACCGTGTGAGGATGCTGTGAGCAAGAACGTGCCATGTCACAGCCTCCCGTGGATCGTACCCGATGTACACCTTCAACGGCTTTCTCATTTCGTCATCACGGCGATGAATCCGCCTTCGTAGGTCTGAAAGAATGCGGGTTTGAATAGGGGTTCGCGGTAGAACTCCGGCGCGAATGCGAACTCGTCCATGAACTGAAGAAGCCATTCGTCAGCGCCCCATTGAATAAGGTGAGCGTTGCGTCCATCAGCAAGTATCTTCTTGGCAGGACGGCAGGCTACATCTACAAAGAGAGCCTTCTTGGTGAGTTGATGAAGGTGCTTGAGCACATCAACCAAGCAGTCAGGCTCAATGTGCTCCAGCACATCGCTACAGACCACCAAATCAGCGGGTTCAGGCTCTGCGTCATAACCGGGCACGAAGGGATCGTACTCGTTGATCTTGAACGGCATCGACTTAGCGAGAGTACCTTTGCCTCGCCCATAATCGAGGATGTCTCGCGTCCCAATTTGTTTGGCCAACTGCACGATGCGGCCCGCATGTTTATGACCCGATGTTCCATAGCTGGCGTCCTCATGGAGTTGCCGTTGCAGTGCTTCGTATTCAGCCGTGTACCGCATTCTCTGTCACCTCTTTTCTATAGAGCAAACTGTTCAACGCCAGCGACACCGCATTTACGACCGGTTCCCAGTCGATTGTTCCGTGGGCTTGTCTGAACAAGCGAACGGTGCGTCCGTACCAAGGCATATAGTCAATATCAAGACGGTAACGCCAAGCAGGACGAGAAGGGACAAGAACCCAAGTTGGAACGCCCATGGACCCGGCAAGGTGAATGACACTACTGCAATTGCTGATAACGAGGTCGCAATTAGCGACAAGGCCAGCAGTAATGTCGTAGTCCATTGCTTGAACCAGTTCCGGCCAGTAGTGAAGTTTGATTCCATGCTTTTGCTCGAACTCAAAAATTTCGTCCTTGCAGTCCGTGTACTGGAGCACAACGAAGTGGGCGTCTTGCGACAGGATAGGCAGCATCTGTTCGAGCGTCAGTGAACGCACCTCCACTCGCGTGCGCTTCACTCCACCGATCCAGTTGATACCGATAACAGGCTTGTCGTCCGTGAACACGCCATTCAGCAGCTTCGCCGCACGCAGGTTGCTTTCAGGCGTCGGCGTGATGTACCGCTTGCCGGGGAAGTCCGCCAGCTTCTTGCGGTACAGCTTACCCAAGTCACCGATGCTGATCTTGGCGTCGATCGCATAGTTCGGCACGCCTTCAGGTCCGAGCACCCATTTAATTTGGGTATCCTCACGAGTACCGTAGCAATCGATCGTCGGGAAACTGTTCTTGAACAGTTCCTTCAACCGCGTGTGGCATTCGAAGATGACTTCCTTGCAGTCCTTCAGTGCATCCGGGAGCATGGACGCGAACATGATTTCGTCGCCAATGCCTTGCTCCCCGTACACAACGACCGTCTTGCCGGGAGTTCCGTCCCACTCAGGAGTCGGCCCCGTGTTCGAGTAGTTGCGCTCACTGCGTACAGCAGCACGCTTACCGTTGCCATAAAGAGCAAAGCCTTTTTCATAGTCGCCAGTCTCCAGATAGCAGAGCGAGAGGTTCCACAGTGATTGCGGGTGGTTCGGTTCCGCATCGAGCGCAGCCTTCAGATAGGACATCGCCTTCTCAGGCGAGCCTTCGTTGATGTAGAGCGTGGCGAGGTTGTTCTGCACGTCCGCGCTGATTCGGCTCAACGTGTTCTGCGACTTCTCGAACCAGTAGCGGGCCTTGTCGATCACGTTCTCTTGCTTGTAGCAGGTCCCGATCGCGTTCATCAGTTCAGCTTTCTTCTGCGTCAGGAACGTGTCTTTGCCGGGGGGCGCCTTCTCCGCGAACTTGATCCCGTGCTTGCGCAAGTCGTCTGCGAACCGTTCGTCGAACAGGTTCAGCGCCTTGGTCAGACACGTGAATGCCACGCCTTGGTTGCCCTGAATGGCGTAGCTCATGCCGAGCGCGCCGAGCACTACCGCGTCGTTGAAGTCGGGGGCCAACAACTCGTGATAGATGCGCTGCGCACCGTCATGGTCGCCCGCCTTGTCCATCTCCGTGGCCTGCCAGAATGGGTTTTGGACCTTCTTCTGGATCGGTACGCCCACCAATTCATTTAGGGCGCGATCAGGAAGATACATCTCGATATTCATACTCACCTCATAAGTTATTTGCGTAAATTCTAGCTCAAAATGCAAAAAACCCCTCCACCGTGAGGTGGAAGGGTGAAGTCGCGATCTGGGGCTTATTCCAACCGCGAGAGGTGACTCTTTAGCCGTTACCGTCAGCAGCGTTATCGAACGAATAGAACACCGTGAGACGCAGCACGGCTTGGCCTGACATCGAGCCAACCGTACCCATGATCACGTCAATGGTGTCATCCGCCGAATAGCTGTAGCCGCCACCCGCCGCGTTCGTCATGCGGAAGATCGCGCCGCCATTGACGCCAGCAGCAACCGAAGCGGACGTGTTATAGCGTCCAGTCGAGTTGCCGTCGCCAACGTTGATTGCCACGTTCGAGCCTGCCGCCAAACCGCCCATATCGAGTTGCGTGTCCAGAATCTGCGCGCCTTTCGGCACGGGTACCATCTGAACCACGTCACCCGACGAAGCGGAAGTCGTGAAGGTGAACGATGCCGAGCGTGCCACCACACCGTTTTCGATGTAGCGAGGCGGGTTCAGAAAGAACCCACCGCTCGACGTTTGGCAAGCCGTAGAAGTGTAGGTAGCCATTTCATCCCCCGCTTAGTGAGCCGCAGCCCAAGTGTTAACTTGGATCACGGCGAAGTCAGCGGAATTGAACACCATCTTCTTCAGACCGGCGATCGATCCAGCAGCGACGCCGAACTGGTTGTCGTAGTCGAAGAAGTCTTCAACCCACGAGAACCGTTCCGGGCCATTGTCGCGGCCAAATGCGAGTCCGCAAGCCTGAGCGCCGCAGAATGCAGCGGCCTTCGTGTTCGCCACCGCAGCCGCCGCGCTGCCCGAAACAGAGTTCGGAACACGGTTGCTGGCATGGAGAATCGTGCCGTTGTACTCGCCGAGCGCGCCGGTATAAATGGGGTTCTTGCTGACGTTGCCCCCCATCATCGCGGCCTTCTGGATGTCCAGCCATTGACCCGTGGAGATGTTGGTACGCAGGTCCGTCACTTGGTAGTGATGCAGGAACATGACGTACTTTTCTTCACCATTGATCATGATCGGGCGAATCGGAATGTCGCCCGTCTTCGCACGCTCGACACAGGTGTCGATCAGCGAAAGCGAGAACGTATTCGACGCCGAAAGCGAACCCACGCCGCCCGAGCCGTTGGCATTGACGATGTGGTTGGTGTCCGCTTGAATCGTGGCCTGCATACCCGTGTAGCGGGTATCCGTCACTGCCAGATTCGAACAGATTTGGTTGAAGAACCACGTGTCGAAGCGATCCGCCCACCAGTCTTGCAGTGCGGCACGCGCGTTTTCGCGGATGTCGAATGGGACCAGTTGACGCGTGAACTTGCCACCTTCCCGAACCGCGTGGCGCAGTTGGTTGATGTACAAGTCATCGCTGTAGTAGTTCATCCTTTCTTCATTGCCTTCCAACGTCTGGTCACCGGCAACGCCAGCGCCAACGAGAAGACGACGAAGAGGGATACGGATACGATCGCCGTCCGATTTGCTGGTTTCGTCGAAAATCTGGATGACCGAGTTATCGTCGCGTCCCATGAACCGATAGGCCCACGTCTGCTTCAATGCCTCGACCGCCATCTTCTTCGACCACAGCTTTACGGCAAGCGGATCGCCTGTTGCAAAGGAAGTGGTTGCCATGATGGTCGCACCAAGTCAAAGTCACGCGCCTCTCGCGGCACGCAATATCGACCATCACGGTTGACGGGTCCACCTATCGTCACGATTAGGTTGCCCTATAGGAGTTCAGAGCCGTTGGCTTCCGGGCAGTTGGGGCGTTTACCCCTGTGTCCTCAGTTCGGCTATGAAAGAAGGAGAGCCAATAGCGCTTCTTCATCGGCGGATTGTAGACGGAATTCCTCAATTTGCAAAGAGAGGGCTTCCATTTTGGCGTTGACCGCCCGCAACGACTCGATACTGGGTGGGCGATGCGTTCGCGCCTTCGCGATCAGCGCGTTCCGCTGGCTCGCCGCACGCTTGACCGCTGCCGGTGCGTGCTCCTCCACTTCGGCAGGATGATGACGCCGCAGCATCGTCTCATATTCATCCCACCATTCGTGGTCGCGCCGAGGCTCGTAATGACCGTGCCCGCCCTCTGTCGGCTCTGGGATGACGACAGGAGGCGGCGCGGGAACCCAGTCTGCGAGGTTCCAGAAGTCTGCCCACAGCGCGAGAAGCATGTCACGTTCCTACGCCCAGAAGGTTTTTGAAGCCCAACGCAGCGGATACGGCGCCGCCAGCAGAGAGGTTCCACGACAGCACGATCACGCCGCGTCCACCGTTGCCGCCAGCAGCCGCAACGTTCGTCGAATCGGTTGTGGTCGTATATCCACCGGAACCGCCACCGCCGCCGAAGTCACCGCCGTTGCCGCCAGTGGAGTTCGCGTTTGTGGCATTGCCGCAGCCCGCCGCGCCGCCGCCGCCGCCAGCGCCCGCCGCGCCACCGGCCATGTCAGTGCCCGCGCCGCCGTTGCCGCCCTTGCCACTTGTTCCCGGATAAGGGTTCACGCCAAAACCGCCGCCACCACCCCCACCGTTTGAGCCAGTCCCGCCCGCAGGCGTCCCGGATGTGCCAGCAGCACCGCCGCCTGTGCCAGATGGCCCCGCGCCGCCCGCTCCACCGTTTCCGCTCGATACAGACGCGCCACCAGCACTAGAACTCGTACCACCTGCACCACCGCCGCCACCGCCACCAGACTGAGCGAGCGATTCACCACCGATCTTGCCAGAGCCACCGGGACCCGCCGCGCCACCGCCACCACCGCAAAATACCGTGGACGGTGCGCCGTCGCCGCCAGAGAACTTGATCGTTCCCTTGCAATCTGATGACAATCCGCCCGGACCACCGCCGCTTCCGGGGTTGCCGCCGACAGCGCCGCAGATACATGCGGCATCGCTAATGCTTGAACCGCCAAAAAACGAAATACCACCGGCAGTGCCGTAAGCAACCGCAGAGCCTTGCGGACCTCCAGCCCCGGACGCACCAACGGAATAGGACCACGTTGCCCCGGCAGTCACCGCAGCGTTGACGACAGCCGCATACGCGCCACCGCCGCCGCCCGTGAATCCGAGGCCGTTGTTGCCACCACTCCCACCCCCAATACACTCGATCTGGTTATCGTTGATATTGAAGGTGGAAGGAATGACAACCGAAGTCCCTGCCGTCAGGACTAGGAACTGTGAGTAAGGCATTTAGCACCCCTTTCCGCCCTTCTTGGAGATGCCCGATGCGCGACCAAAGCCGCCACCACCCGTGTTCTGCATCTTCCCGCTAGGGCCACCCGCCGTGGTGCCACCACCCCGCACCGACTTGGGTCCGGGAACCGTCTTGCCAGTCGCCGCCGCGCCACCACCGTAAGAGATGCGCTTCGTCGTATTCATCTTCGCTGCCATGATTTGCTCCTTAGTTGGGTCCAACGTGGAAGTGGACCGTCGCGATTACTTGCGCGGATGCGCTCGGTTTCAGACGAGCAACCAACGGTTGCCCTGCTGAGATTTGCCACGGCGGATCAAACTTGTGCGTGAAGCCCCCGCCGCCAATGCCCACATATCCGGAGATTTCCGGTGCGGCAGAGTTGTTCTGCGTGTACACATCGCAGCGCGATACCGCCGCCAGATTGCCCGTGATGAGGATCGAATCGACGAAGATACACGCCGTGCCAGCGGAGGCCACGAGCACCGTATTCGCCGACGCCGACAACGTGACCGACTTCGGTCCATGCGTGGCAGACGGCGGCAGGCACGCTGCGTTCATCTGCACGATTTGGTGACCGGCCTTGTCGAACCACGCCCACCGCGCGAGCTTGCTGCCGACCGTGGACGAGATGGACGTTTTGACCCGACCACCCATCAGGACAGGCGCATTACCCGCCGTTGCGGAGATGCCTTCTGAGATGCCGCCCTGCACATACATCGTGTAGCCAGCGGACTGGCCTTCGATGTTCACGCGGACCACGCCCGCAATCTGCGCTTGGATCGTCGCGCTGATCCCGTTCAGGGTGCCGATGTTGGCGGTACCCGCAGCCAGCACAACACTTGGCGTACCCGAGATGTTCACGGTACCCGTGACCGCCGCGAGGACAGTTGCCGAGATGTTGTTGATAAAGCCGATGTTCGCCGTACCTGCCGCGAGCACCACAGCCGCGCTGATCTTGTCGATGGTGCCTGATACCGGTACCGTGCCCGAGATGGCCACCGTACCCGCGATCGTCACCGTCGATGCGATCGTGACGGCACCGGCAATGAGCGCGGTCCCGCTCACCGTCACCTTCGGCATACTGGAGATGTCGATGGCGCCGCTCGCGATCGTCACCGAGCCTGCAACCGTCACCGTGGCGCTGATCCTGTCAATCGTGCTGATCGGACCAATCGAGATGGCGGGCATCGACGAGATGTTGATCGCATTCGTGATCGCGCACAGCACCGTCTGACTGATCTTGTCGATGGTCGTAATCGGGCCGACACTGACCGTGATCGCAGGCATCGACGAGATATTCACCGTGCCTTGGACCCAGAAGTTGCCCGACGAGTCCACCTTGGCCATGTGGACGTTACCGGTATCACCGCCGTCCAGACCGCCAACAAGCACCGGCCAGTTACCGGTACCAGACGTGCCAACACCTTGCACGCCAGCGACCAGCACCGTCTTGCTGATACCGTCGATGGTAGGCTTATTCGTGATCGCCACGTTCGCCGTTGCCGAGATGTTCACGTTCGGCAGTGAGCCGATCGTGACGTTGGGCATCGACGAGATGTTGACGGCGGGCATCGCCGACACGTTGATGTTGTTGGAGATGGCAACGGAACCCGTCACCGACACTTGACCTTGAACCGTGACCGTGCCCACAGACGCGTTCACATTCAGCTTGCCGCCAGTGACTGTCGCAAAACCCGAACTCGTTGTCGGGTCCCCCACGACGATGACCTGTCGCACTGCACCCGATGAAATCGAGGTGCAGTCAACCTTCTTTCCCGTCGAATCCGGGGGTACTTGCACGTAACCGCTTGCCATGACTGGCTCCTATCAGAAGATACCTTTGTTGCCGGAACGCCCGAACATCTCTTCCCAGTGATTCGCCACGGCATCAGTCAGTTGCGCGCCCGACATCTCCTTCAACGACTCCGTTGAGTAGGTGGGCGGTGGTGCGCCGCGATCAGCACCCGTAGTTTCCAATCCTTTCTTGATAATGTCGAGTTTCGATTCAGCCTTTTTCTCAGGAGGCACAACCTGAGTGGATTTCTGCTGATATCCGTACTGTTTAGCAAGCGCATACACCAGTTCAGCCGGGTTTTTCCGCTGTGCAGCGGCCCCTTGGAGGATTTGCATCTCCTCTGCGCCGATCGCTTGCTGAATCTGTTGCTCAGTCAGGCCACGCAGCTTGTAATCTGCCGTACGCAAGCCCACAAGGTGGTTGTAGGCGTCAAGATAGTCCGGTTGCTTCGCTTTGAACGCCTCAATCTGCGTGTTCACCGACTCGATGAACTGGCGTTGCTGTGCTTGCTGCGCCGTCTCTTGCTGTGCCTGCGTCTGGGCCGTCTTCATGGCCTCGACTTGATCGCCAACCGCCTTGATTTGCTGCGTCAGGTACCCAAGCGGGTCCTTCTCGGGATCGATCGGCGCGGGCTTGTTCGCTTCAGCGGCTGCATCGGCTTGAGCCTTCTGCATGTCCGCAAGCTGCTTCGTGAGCCGGTCCAGAGTCGCTTGCTGTTGGCGAATTAGCTCTTCCGCGTAGACGTTCGATCCTGAGTCCGTTGAGGGTGCTGGAGCGACAGGAGGAGCACCAGCACCATCCTTCTCCGATGTGCCAGAAGGTTCCGTCGAAGTATTGCCCGTTTCGACCGGGGAGACGGCATCCCCAGACGCGTTTGGGTCGGGCGTCTCCGTAGGCGGCGCGGAAGCCGACTCCGGCAGTTCTCCGGTTTGAAAGAAAGCATCGACATCAGCAGGTACGTCTTCCCAAGCCATTTAAGCCCCCAATTTGTTTGCGACACGCATCAGTAGAAGCACCTCTGCGCGGTTTTCACACCGATCAGCGAACTGCAACACAAAATCGCGTGCATCCTGATCCGACAGTTCAGCGCACATGTTGTCGATCTTCGACATGGCCTGAATTTGCTCTTGTAGCCGCTTGGCTTCGTCCATCGCGGCCTCGTACATCTTCTTGTAGCTCGCCATCACACCTCTCCTGTTTTCACTCCCACCACAGCCCCAGACTTGTCCCGCACAACCTTTTTCGGCGCGTTCATCTGCTTCACGATCTTTTCGAGGGCACCGCTGAACGTTGTGGTGACCTTATTAAGTGCATCCACGACTTCAGTGTTGTCCATCTGCATCTTGACCGTGCCATCCTTGCCCGACTTGACGCCAGATTGCGCCGCCTTGATGCGCAGTTGGCCCTCCGTAGACTTCTTGGAGTTCTCCATGTCGTTGTTGACACGCTTCTCTTGCAGCGCTGCTTCGTTCTTTGCGCGCTGGTCCTCCAACGACATCTTTCCGTCGATTTCCACGGCCTGCATACCCAACTTCGCACGCAGTTCCATCTCTTTCATCATCATGTCGTGCTCGACTTCCTTCTCTTTCAGCATCATCTCGAACTTCATCTGTTGCTGCTTCGTCTGAGCGTCGATGATCTTCTCTTGCTTGTCCTGCTTGATCGCTTGGTTCTCTTGCGTCAGTTGTTGAACCTGCTTTTGCATCTCTTCCATCTGTTGCTGCACTTGCGGCGGGATTTGCTGTTGCTTCGCCTGCTCCATGTACTGTTGCCACTCCGTGGCCAGTGACGTGGGGATCGGTGCATACGACAGAATCTGCGGCGGAACGGGCATACCGGCTTTCAGCGCAGCCGGTACCAGTTGCATGAGCGCTTGCCACGTCTGCGTCTTCGTGTCCGGCGCATTCGGCGACTGATCCACCACCACATCAAACTCAAACGCGTCCGGTGCCTTCAGAAGCGGGACCACTTGCTCAGTTCCCGGACCCACCACGCGGATCAGGCGCCCGTCCGAGATGAACTTCTGAATGAAGTAAAAGAGCATCCGGCCTTGCGCGAAACGATAGCGACGCAGCGAGTCAAAGATCGGCGCGAGCAAGCCATACGCCGCTTGCTTGCGGCTTTGCTCCAGCACGTTCGCCTGATCGCGATCGGCCAATCCCAGTGCTTCCAGATTGATACCGGTAACTTGCGGGAGCGAATTGAGGGCGAATTCCATCAACTGAGAGAGGCCAGCAGGATATGCCGCCGCCGTCTTCTCTTTGATCTTGTTGATGCCGCCTTCATTCAGTTCGATGATGCGATCCGGCGAGGCCCAGTCCTCCCGCGCCTTGCGGATGTCCTTGAACGCGCCCGTCTCACCCATCAACCCGCCCTTGGCGTTCGAGTTGATGATGTACATGATTTGCGAGAGCCACTTGTTGGCCCACCGCTGCGGGTCCTTCATGACGCGCGTGAGGCCATACCACTGGTTCTTGTTGCGATCACGCTTGCCCGTGATGCAGTGACGCGTAAAGCCCTTCTGGATCGGTAACGGGCCGAATTGGAGCACGGAACCGTCCTCACCGTCCGTCAGGAACATGTGGTAATAGACCTTCTTCCACGCCCTGACGTACTTCAGTCCGTGCTGATCGAGCGCCTTCCTGATCTTGCCGAACGTCTTGGCGTCCACGTCCTGAATCTGGCCGCTTCCATCATCGACTCGGTAATAGACCTCGTTCTGGCAGCACTGGTAGCTCCAGACACGGGTCTGATTGATCCGCTTGTCGTCCTGATTGTTGTTAGTGCTCTGGTTGTTGGGATCATAGCGATTACCTTGCTGGATGTGCCGCAAGTTGCCGTCTTCGCTATCGTCGCCCGCACCGGCTGTTTCGGCATCCGGCCAGCGAATCTTGATCAGGTCGTTGTCCATCCAGACGCCTTGGGCGTCCCAACGGCGATCCGACAAACCGGGCTTCACCGCAGCCGGGTCCCAACGCATTTCAATGGGGTCGATGCGCGGCATGACGGGCATCCCGTCCGGGTTCTCCGAGTAATCCATTTTCATCTCGGTCCAACCCATGCCGCAGATAAGCGCGTCACGAAACGCGTCTGTGTCTTCGTCTTCGGCCTGACATTCGTCGCGCACCCACTTGGATGCAGCGGTCATTGTCTGCGCCACCGCGTCCATGCCGAGCGTGCGGCACTTGTAGGTGGCTTCCTGCCGGTTCGAGACTTCGGCGCCGCACACGGCGTCGATCATTTTCTCTGAATAGTTGAAGACGACGACAGGGCGATTCTGGTCCTTAAGAATCGCCTCGTCCTCTGCCGTCCATTGATTGCCCGCTACAAAGTCGAAGTCATCGCGAGCCGCTTTATGCCACTCCCCGCAATGCCCCTCTGCGCTTTTGAGCCGATCCACCGCTTGTTTGCGGCAGTCTTCCTGACTGAGTGGCATTTTTTGTGTTCCTCACGAGAAAAATCCTCACGGAAGCACAATTTTAGGGGAATTTTCCCTCGCTGCCTCATAAATGTTGAAAAGAAGCACGTCACGGCGGACTTTTCGAGGGATTTTTTCTACCCCATGCCACGAATTTTTCGTTTTCCAGAAGCCAAAACACGAATTTGGCTCGTAAGGGGCCGTAAAAACGTTCTGGAACCCCTCAAACGGGTGGTGAGGTCCACCTTCACACGTTTTTTTGCCATCGGTGGGGACAAAAACGCTCGTGCCTAGATCAAAATCGTCGTAGTGCTTTGGTAGGTAGAAAAGCAGGCTCATGACCTTGCGCGGCGCGTCCGTGTGCGGCCCGATCGCGTAGCCTTCTTCGTCACGGATAAAGCGCCATTCCGCGTTGAAGTTGGGTCGGTCCTGATTCGGGTACCGCTGGCCGTACTGGTACCAGAAATACTGCATCATCGCCTTCGGAAAGCGCGCGGCGTTCAGTTCCGCGAGGAACGGCGGTAGCTCGTCGGTGAAGGTGCGATGCTGATATCCGCCCGCCAGAGGGCGAAAATCGTGCGTCTCGTCGAGCCATTGCTGGATGTCGGCGTAGATGCCTTCCGGGAACACATTCTTCGCGTAGAAGTGCGGAAACGGATAGTCCCGAATCGGCGTGTTCATGATGTTGTAGATCAACGATTCTGTGACGCTCACTTGAGTGCCCTCACTGCTTTGGTTTCCATGTAGCCGCACTTGCGACAAAGCCGCTGGTACAGAGTCCAGCGGCCTTCCTCGTCATTCCGGGCGATCCAACTGCCCCAGTCATGCGAGCAATCAATCTGCAACGGTGTCCTGCGCTGCACCCTTGGCTTCCTGAACGGTCCCGGAGGGCCGTTTGAAGATGATGTTCCCGATCCCAGTAAAGGGACCTTGTTTCCTTCGGGCGAGTTCGATTTGCTGTTCATCGGTGACAAACCCCATATCAACCAGACGATCGCGGATACGCATATGGTCAGCGTTCGCGCTATCCAGTTCGAGAAGTACGCTCTGCACGCTCGGTAGAAGTTTCGCCGCGCCCGCCACCACCTTGTCTTCGAATCCATCGACATCCACCTTGATATGGTGAGGCGTCGGCAATCCGCATTCGAAAACCAGTGAATCGAGCGTGAACCCGACCGTGCCTTGCTTGTAAGCCCATTGTTTCTCTTCGCGCTTGTAGTTGAGGTCTGACGCGAAGGAATGGCATGAACCGCCTGCCATGAGATTGGACAGGCGCAGCGTGTCAATGCGCTGTTCGTCCGAGATGCAGAAGGGGAACGCCACGGCCTTGTTCGTCATCGGCGTGTTGAAGGCCAGATTGCGGATCAACACCGCGTAGTTCTGGCTTTCCGGTTCGAACGCAAACACGTGCAGCCCCTGCTTTGCCGCGAGCATGGTGTACAGGCCGATGTTGGCGCCGACATCGTAGAACACCTCGCCTTCCTTCATGCCCTGAATCCACGCAACCGTGTCCGGTTCCTTCGTGTACATCGTCTGCACGCGCCACGCGATGTGCGAGTTCGGCACGTTGAACCTCATGCCATCGACAACCACCGTGGGTTGAATCTTTTCGTACTCGTCTAGCTGCATTTCTCACCTCTTAGTCTGACATCCATGATGCGCCGTTACCGCCCCTTCCTTTCCTCCAGCGGTCAGAGATGGCGTTGTGCATCTGACCACTTTGCGCGTAGCGCGCCATCATGACGGCGTAGCGCGTAGAGCAAATCAAGTCTTCATTCACCGCATTGATTTTACCGTCGATCCGGTGATACATCCGGTACTCGTCGATCCAGTCTCGCAGTTGGTTACTGACCTTGAACCGGCCATCGTCCATGCGCTGCTGCATCTCAATGAGGCCCGCTTCGACTCCGTTGCCCCGCTTATCTGGGAACTGCGCGTACTCCGAAAGCATGGCAAGCCCTTCGTCGCGGTAGATTTGCGCCAGTTGTAGGCCAGAACCCTTGTCCGTTTGCAGTCCATCCTTCGGCCAAGCGACAGGAATCCAATTGCCCCATTTCTTAATGGCAGACGCATGAATAACAGGTGTTTGCTGCCGCTGCCGGTACGCAGACGCCAAATGGTAGATGTCATTTTCGGGGTCGATGACAATCCGGCTTGCTGCCGTGGGGTGATCCCATCCGAAATCAAGGCCAATGATTTGAGGCCAGTGATCCGGGATCTCAACCAGAGGCGGCTCAAGAAGGAAATCCTCGTCCGTTGTGAACACCTTGCCCGATCCGAACGTGGGGATGCCCTTGCTACGCGCATCACGCTCGTGAGGTAGGTACGCCCGTACAATTTCCGCCCTTTCTTCATCGCTGTAGTGTCCAACGTCATCGATCGTCATCATGACGAGAATCGTGCCCGGTTCCTTGTTCCAGAACCGGAGCACGACCTTCGTCATACCCATAAGCGGTGTGAACGTGAGATATGCAATGCCGCGTGTGTTGTTGGTGCGAGTAAGCCCTTCGGAATAAATATCTTCGGGTGGCTCTTCATCGAACCAAACAAAGTCAAGTGTTTCGGCCTGCCATGCTTCGCGTCCGTCCAGATAGCCCTTAAAAACGAGTAGTGACTGATCCCCACTGGTATGTTTGACGAGCACGGATTCCACAGCGTCCGGAACGCCACGCGCCTTTTTAATTTCAAGGATGCGATCTTTCGGAATGGTGCCCGTCCCGAGTGCATTGGTGGGGCCGAGAAGAATACGTTGTGCACCGTCCCGTGCCACGTCTGCATTCTTACTACCCGCCCAACCACGCGTCGCACGCTCGAACTTCTTTCCCTCCCACCACTCCGGATACAGACCCGTAAGGTGACACGCCGTTTCACAGCCCGCCGCATACGTTTTACCCAATTGGTTACCCGCCATCAGGCAACGTTGCCGGTAGCGGGAGCCTTCGTTGTGAAACTCAATCTGTTTCGGGTACGGCTTGTACCCGTATAGACTGTAATACCGCTTCAGGTATTTGAGTTCTTCAAGTTTCGCTAGTCGGTTTTCGAGGGACACGGGGCTTACCCTTTCTCGCTGCCGCGAGAGCGCGTAGCTTCTCCCGATGCGCGAGTTGGGCAGGGGTTGCCTGCTTCACTTCCCGCACTTCGACATCGACTACGCCTTGTGAAAGCCCAATTCCCAGTTCGCGCTCTAGTTGCGCTATTTTTGACCGCACCACCTCTGGGGCTTGTGGTGCCGTGTTGACTTGCTCGCTGATGGTGCGATCGCTGTACTTGCTGTCGCCCCACATCGCTGCCGTCTTGACCATTTCCATCATGACCTTGTACTTACTGGCCATGCGTGGATCGTGCTCGTTCATCAGCTTGTTTTTCAGCACAATTAGCTCGTCGGCGTTGTACGCCGCCCCGAGCTTGCGTGCGTGCTCCCATTCCTTCTTGAATGCTTCGTCCTTCAACCACTCCACGACCTTGGTCCAGTCGGGCAGGTCCGGTGGCGTCCAGTCGGGATCATCCACCTCGCGTGCGGACCCGTCCACCGGGTCTATGACTTCGATCTTCGGCGGGGGTGGGTTCAAAATGGTCTGGATCGGCACGCCGTGAGCAAGCCGATCCAAGATATGTCGCTTCGCCCAAGTCGGGTTCATCGTATTTTCACCACCACACCGTTGTGTGCCACATCCCTGTAAATCTATCTTGCTCGCGCCTCACGCTGTAGCCAAGGTCGCGCAGCGCCATCTCGAACTCAGCAACCTTCGCCGTCATCTGGTTCGCGTCCGCAAACACCCTCACCCCATGATTGCCTTGTGATGCCGCTCGTTCGATCATCTCCAACGCGTCATCGAGTGGCTTGCGGTGTTTCTTCGCCCTCACCACATCCGTCATCGCGCGTGCTTCTTTCGCGTTCATTTCGACTCCTGTCCAGTCGTCATTCAAACTCCCTCCTGATCCCGTCCGCGCACTCGTAGGTCTTCACCACCTCGGGCGAGTATGTCTTCCCATGCCGCACGTTGCGGCCCGTCTCTGCCTTCGCTACAAGCTGGCATCCATGCTCCCGTAGAAACTGCGTATGCTCGTGATCCTGATACACCGCCAAGCCGATCGCCATCACGAACAACATAATCCCGGCGCCGATCAGTGAACCCATTGTGATGTCCGGGTTCACGCCTTCCTCGCCTTCAGCATGGCATCAGCCATCTCATACGAGATGCGGGCAATATCGGCCTGTTTCGCATCCACTAAATCGTTGGCGTAACACTCGCGATCCAGTTCGTTCATATCGTGGTTGTGTATCAGCGATTCCATCGCTTTACCTGCCAATGTGTCGCGCAATTCCGTCTCGTAACTCGTCATATTCATATCATCTCCCTGATTAACTCACCGACAAACGCAAATGCAATAAGTGCAAATATGCACCACGCCAGAAAATCGTCATCCACTGTGATCCTCGCCCGGTACTGTGGTGAATATCCCCAGTAATTCCCCCGTCCGCTGGATCGCCACGTCATACCCCATATACCGCATTATCTCGATCGCCCGCTGCGCTACCTTGTCATCCCGACAGAACGCCATCAGGGCGCCTCGCTGCACATCCCCCACCAGCGCCGTGGCCATGCCCAGTGCATCCACATCCAACGCCACTCTCGCTTCGTTCGCCGGGTTCACCGCTCGCTCCTCCTCTTCCACCGCGCCGCTTCCTCCAGCGCCTCCAGCAAGGCCACCGCGTATTGCGGCACCTCGCCCCACTGATACACCGTGCTCTCACTCATCCCCAACAACTTCGCAAACGCTGGCTTCTTCAGCCCCAACTGTCGCAGCCTGAACGTGAGTTCCACTCTATCCACACACCCCCCCAACTAAGCCCGAATGCCTCCCATTCTTTGCGGTCAATTGCATCCTTGTTAGGGATTACCTAACGTTTCCCTACTGTACCAGAAAAATTTGTTGGGGGTGATGGTTGCGGCGGCGGACAAGGCGGGGCGGGAATCCATGCGGTTTGGGTCCTCTTTTCGATGGCCCACGGTCAAAATAAGCGTTAATAATCAACGACTTGACATAATGGTGGTTATCAATCAGGGCACGCTAGAGTGTGTGGGCCTAGTGGGTGATGCGCGTATGCACTAGTGTGGGGCACGCCCCATCCATCCCAACAAGCGTGCTTGTTATACGCAAATGAGAACGGGCATACCGCTACCGCCATGTGGTGGCGGTAGCGCACAGGCTTATCTGGCAAGGGTTTGAGCGAATATTGCTCGAATGGTATGCAAAAGAGAAAGCACATTCTCTCTTGTACTGACTACTATGGAGTCATGCAGTAAGCACGGCGCCGCGAGACACGGCGCCACACACAGGTGACACACACAGGGGAAAGAGAATGGAACAGACATACAACAGAGGTGACAGGGTGCGGATCGCATCGTTCCCGCGCTGGGTCGGGACTGTCATCGCACTGCTAGACACACGCCTACATGGTGGAATCCAGTGGTACGCGGTGGAATTCGACGGTGCGGAATGTGGCGCTAACACCGTCTGCGTGACACACAACACCGCTTCCGAACTCATCCCGGAGTAACGATCATGTACAGCAATGCAGCGTTCAATCTGATGTTTCGCATTCGCCAGTACCGGGAAGCGGTGGAACTAGCTAACCGCCGCAACCCTGACGCCAGCGTTCGCACCATCGAACGGTTCAACGCTGACATCCTCTTGACGCATATCCAGCAAAAAGCCGGTGAAATCATTGGAGCCAATCATGCCTGACTATCGCACCTGCCGCGCCACCGTCTCCAAGATGCGTGGTCGTATCGTCCACTATCGTGCAACACACGCCACCGCTCGGAGCTAATCATGCTACTTAAACTGATCGCACTCGCACTTCTCATGTATGCCATTGGTGCACTGGCTCTGTACGTCTGATCGCAACACGGCGCGGTGGGAACCGCGCCACCAATCACAGGGGAATATCATGGCGCAAACTTCTATTTGCCGTGGAGTAGCAACGACCATACACCGCACGGCGCACCGTATTGGTGTTTTTTATCACAATACAGAAGTGGTAAGCGTGGAGCGCGTCAGTAACGGCATGGCGCGCGTCACTCTCTGTACCGGTGGATATTTCACCAACACCACAAAAACCCGCATGAATCAGTTTGCGGCGCAATTCTGCCATCACCAATATGGAGTATATCAAAAGAAAGGCGAATGGTTCGTGTCGATTAATCGGGTAGCCAACCCCGTTAAATTCATCGGTCATACGGTCGTATTTGTGATTGAAGCGGATAAGGTTGATTTTGCGACAGGGGAATAATCATGGACAGGGCAAAGAGACAATGGCGCGCGTTTTACAATATCGCGCGCCTAGAATGTAGCGAATCTGCACTGACGTATGCCACCGAGCATGGTTACAGCAACAGACAGGCAATGTATGAATGCGTACTGAATATCTATTGGACAGAGGATGCACTTGAACGGCGCGCGCGATTGCATCGCAACTATCCGGGCGCCAACAAAGCGGACTTGTACCGCGCGTCTGTCTGACAGTCCACAGGATAGGCTCTGTGCCTATCCCCTGCACTGTCGCAGGTTACAACAGGGGAACATCATGGCTCACATTGAACTCAATGGCACGCACCTCGCATCGGCTTTGCTCGTCGCGCCGAAAGGTGACATTCGCTACTACTTGAACGGGGTATATGTCGAATGGTCTGCCACGGTTACACGCACTGTCGCCACCAATGGCCACATTCTGTGGATTGCGGATCATGACCGCATGACCAAAGGTGATGGTCCGTTTGAGATAAACGACTATGCCAGTGGCAGCATGATCGTACCGCGCGCAGTGCTCGAAACCCTCAAACCCAAAGCCGACGAACGATATGTGATCATCATTGAGGAGATGGGTTCGTTCGCGCACCGTTACAGCATTCGCAATATCAAAGATGCCACGGGCATCCAATTCGTTCCGGTTGATGGCAAGTTCCCTGACTATGTGCGCGTGCTGCCCACGTTTGATCCGGCGCCTGACTGGGTTAGCGCATGGTCGGGCGAGACGCGCGATGACACGGGACAAGTCAAACTCCCTAACGCCGTTCTCAATCTCAACAATCATGAGCGCATTGAGGTGCCTGAGCATATGGTCACGTATGTGCTCGAACGCTTGAACATGCGCCACCGCGTGGCACAGTTCAACGCAGAGTATCAAGCCATCGCAGGCAAAATCTATCGACTCAGGTATGGCAAGCGTGTAGGGTGCGCTCCCACCCTCTATCACAATGGCACGGGAACCAGTGTGTACAAATTCGATGATAAGTCGTACATGCTCATTATGGCTGTGCGGGACGAGGGCGCCAACACGTTCCCCATTCTCGATCAGTTCAGAACGAGCGTGATCGTCACGCCTGAGGTCACGCCTGAGAAAGAGGAGCAAGCACAACCCGCGCAAGTAGCAGAGGAGGAACAATCTCCTCAAGTGGAGCACGAGGGCGATTGATTCTTTGTTATTTCACGTCCACATGCGCGCTATAGCGCGCGGTGGACTAAGATTCACACATGGCACCGCACCGCGCGATGCAAACAAGGGTGGAGGTTGAAATGTGGACGTACCAGTTTGCATGGCTCCAGTACGCACTCGTCATCAGTGTTGATTATCGGTGCGGTAACGGACACCTGATTCATGAGAAGTACATCACAATCCCGTACGACGCACGCGGGATGGTATGGTGTTAAACGCTCGCACGTGGCGCTCACGTGCAAACTAACAGGGGAAACATCATGAATAGCACTCGTCTTGCAGGTCGTGGCGCATTCGAAGGTGGCGTGTATCGTAGCAATGATCCGCTCACCAACGAGCAAATGATGCGCGTGGCGCCGTCTATCTTCGCAGAGGACAAGCACGCATCGCGCAGCGCTCGCTACACCTACATTCCAACCATTGATGTGGTCAACGGTCTGCGCCGTGAAGGGTTCGAACCGTTCATGGTCGCGCAGGGTCGCACGCGGGTTCCGGGTAAATCAGACTTCACGAAGCATATGCTTCGTCTGCGCCATCGCAGTGACATTGCCAACACAGAAGCAAACGAGATTGTGTTGGTCAACTCGCACGATGGCACGTCGAGCTATCAACTGATCAGTGGTCTGATCCGTTTCGCCTGCAACAATGGCTTGGTATGCGGTGAGAACATTGAAGACTTTCGCGTACCGCACAAGGGTAACATCGTCGATGAAGTCATTGGGCAAGCATATCGCACGCTGGACGGTTTTGGCCTGATTCGTGAAGTCACGAACGAGATGAAGGGCAAAGAACTGACTGACGCCCAATCCATCGCGTTTGCACAAGCGGCACTCATGCTGCGGTTTGATGCCGATGAAAACGGCGATGTGAACGCGCCGATTCGTGCTGAACAACTGTTGCACGTGCGTCGCAGCGCGGACGCTGATCGTTCGGTGTGGACTACCTTTAACCGCGTGCAGGAAAACGCCCTACGCGGCGGTTTGCACGGTCGCAGTGCCAACAATCGACGCATCAGCACGCGGGAAGTAACCGGTATCGATCAGTCCATCAAGCTGAATCGCCAACTCTGGACACTCGCTGAATTCGTCGCGAAAGCAGTCTAAGCATTCTCTCATAAACGAATGGAGACGCGCCCCGCAAGGGGCGCGGTAGGATCATGCGCGTTGAGTCATCAGATAAGGTTTTTGTACCTTATTGTATCTCAGTAGAGACTGTCGAAGAGCACAACATGCTCTGTACGGTGCTTTCCCACTATCGCATAGCTAGCGGCAGCACACGCGCTGAATCGCTGGAGGATGCGTGCAACGACATCCAAAACGCTCCTTCTGGCACAACCTACAAATGGTGATTCATGAGCACTCTTCGTTTTCTTGATTACATAGCATACAAAGCTCAATGCGGGCGCGATAACGTGCCTATCCTGCCTTTCGCCGTATGGCTCTTTTATAACCCCTACTACGTATGAGCGTCGATCACTTTAACCGCGTTGAACGCGTGCTCGCGGGCTGTTCGTTCAGAGACTGGAAATTGCACGTGAGCAAGTCTGAGGACAGGGTATATCTGTTCGCGTCATGGGTCGGGCAAGACAATTTCAAGCCCGGACACGTCGAGCAACAAGTCTCGCGCCGATGGTTGATACGGCCTGAAGCGAGTGCATCAGAGATTGTACAAACCGCGTTCGCGTGCGTGATGACTGCAATGGAACATGAGGTGCGCGAACAGTTCCTGTATCACGATCGCGCGGTGTTTGGGCCTCACCATAACGTCGATGCACTCTGGAACATATCGGCGCACATGGAGCGTACATGATCCCGCTCTATCACTGGTCGTTTGTCGTGCGTGATGGTCTGGGCACGTACCTATGGGGCGTGACTGCTGCAACGTTGGATGAAGCGCAAGAGGTTGCGCGCGCCGATTGTGGCAGTCACGTAGGGCTGAATCAGGTTGGGTGCAAGCGTGTGTATGGAGCCTATCGTGAAGCTGAGGAGGGACCACAAGGTGGCACTTAAATTTCTTCTGTTCCTGATCGCGATGTACGTCCTGTCCGTGGCGTGCGGTGGTCTGGATACACTCATTCCCAATCTTTGAGGGCAACGATGAACGAAGCAGACAAGCAAGACCGCGTACAGGAACTGACCGATCAGTTACAGAGCATGTTGGAGGTGTCGGAGGACATATCCGCGCGCATTGCCGCGTGCGCCAAAGTCATCAACCATTTCGTCACCAACGAAACGGTACATACGCCTGAGACGTGGCTCGCGTTCAATTGGCACACGATCATGGGGCTGTTGCCGCATGTTGCGGTCGTGCCGAATGCAGCAACGAAAGCGTTTAGCTCACTGCGCTCTGTTGCAGTGTGTATGCGCGCAACGCACTTCCCTGAAGCCGAACAGTTCTTGGAAGTATCGGGGCAGTTGATGGAACGTGTAAACGCAATAAACGCAATCGAAAGCGAACTGCTTTCACTTACTGGAGGAACGAAGCAATGAGCAAAGTCAATCAGTGCATCAAAACCGGCGCCCGTGTTCTGCTGACCGGTGAATCTGTCGAGGTCACAGGAGACCTGTTTTTCTTCTGCGAACCGGGCAGTCACCAACACCTCGCGCTCCATTATGTCGAGCCATTCAAGTTCGTGCAGCTTGACAAGAATGAACCGTGGCCTGCGGCCTACGATGCCGTTTTCGATACGGAAACCTGCGAGGGGGAAGAGTTCTTGGACATGAAGCTGGCCAAGGTCATGGTGATGCACAACAGCCATGCCTACGTGTCCCCGAACGTCCCGGTACCGGAAGGCTATACCAGTTCACGTGCAGTTGCAGCGGCACAACAGCATCCGCTGGAGGCGTTGCTGGCATCTCTGGGTAAATCACTGGGCGCAGAGGTCAAGATTCTGAAGGTCAACGGCGATGGGAAGGTAGAGGAATGAAGAAAACGCACCGTGGGCCGCTTGCGGGCTACGCGGTGCCTTTGTCGGCACCGCTCTATATCAAACCACGTCCAACCGTGTTCGAGGGCACGTACTACGCTGTCGGGCTGTATCACACGGGCATACCGGGCGTGAACTTTCTGGAACTCCAGAAGTATTCACGCGAACGTGACGCGCGGCGCGCGCTGCGTAACATCGGCTACATTCAGGAGGGCAATCGTTGGGTGCACTCGTCGGTGATCGAGAACCGGAAAGAGGCGGCACATGCTGATTAAACCGCACATTTTCAGGGTGCGTCTTTTTGATCGCTGGTGGTTTGGTTATGCGATCGCAGGGCGCCAACCAGTCCTTGCAGCCAGCGTGACACAACTCCAAGAATGGTTTGGGGACCATCGTCCGCTGGTGTTGCCGAAGACATGGTGTTCTCACTACTGGCGATATCTGGAGACTCACCAAGGGAAGGTAGAGCTTGTTCTAATGGATCATCTTGGGCAGGAATGGTCGAGCCAACCGGGATGGTTTTGGACGCGGACGTTTGTGGGAGCGCGGCGGGTTCTGTGCCGTTTTTCAAAGGCTGAGAGAGGAATATCACGCGCTCCCGAGTTCGACGAATTGTTAGGCCCGCGATCTTTTTCCCCTTCGCGTGATCCCATTTCAGTATCTCATTCGACGCGGTAGGGAAGTCCTTCCCGTTCACCTTGCGGCGTAGCGTGCTGGCCTGATAGGCGCCTACGCCGCAGTTATAGGCAAAGTCCGTGAGTGCATCGAGCATCACCGGATATGCCGACAGGATTGGACTGGCGCGCAGCACACCTGCCTGAGCGCTATTCCAACCCTGTTGGAGCCTTAGCACGGCATGGTCGCGAGTCCATGTCGTGCCTTTTTTTATGTCTGAGCCAGTCGAGCCGAATCCGATCGTGTACACCATACCGATCGCATCAAAGTAGGCCACTACCCAACCATCTCCCCTGTCCTTGGCATACCCTTCGGAGTCCATGCACAGGAGAAAGCCGGGTGTTTCGACAATGCTCATGAGATGACCGTCTCTCCAGTCACATCCCAGACCACAGAGTTGTCGTAAGACTCTGCGTAGTCGTGCTGGATGTTCGGTTTGATGTAGGTCACCGTATGGATTGCGATGGTGCCAGAGATGGACCGCGTACCCTTGCTGAGTCCATAGCGATTCAACGCCGTGTCGCGTGAGCGCACGTCATTCCAACCGTACACATTGATCGACACACTCTGCGCCGCCGATCCGACCAGACCGCCGATAGCAAATTCCAATCCCAAATTATTTCCGATAGTGCGCATACCGTAGATGTTCACCGCGCGCAGTCGGTTGCCATTGCTGTTCGGTTCAAAGTCCAAGCCTGCTTTCGGGTTCGTGTCCTGCGTGAACGCGAAGCACGGCGAATACAGTTCCATGCCGCTCACGCCGATGACACTCATGCCATTGCGCCGCACGCCGCTCGATGTCGGCATGTACATGGTGATGTCGTTGCAATAGCTATTGCTTCCGCCGATGTAATAGCCATCGCCCCACGTGTTCAACACATGCGGGCGAATCAGCGTGACATCACTCGCGGCATCCATGTAGAAGCCCATGCCGAACTCGTTGTCTAGTCCACCGGGCGCCATGCCGTTCATTTCCTTGGCACCGTCGAGAATCATGCCTTCGATGGTGTAGCCAGTGCCACTCAGATAGACCATTGAGTAATCGGGCGCACTGTGCGGCCCAAGGCGCAACGCGGCGCCGGGTGCGCACATGATCCGCGTGTTGCCATTGCTCGGCACGTTGAGGCAGATGCCGTCACCGGGTAGCAGCATCCCATACGGTTGCGTCAGGACAAGTCCCACGCTGGCACTCACGCATGAGTTGATCGCCGCCTGAAGCTGTGCGCGAGCATCGTTCTTGAAGCCCGCCAGTGCTGCCAGTGCGGTGAAATCTTGTGTGTCAACGCGATAGTTTGCCATTGCGAGAGGGGCCGAAGACCGCGCCCAGAAAGAGTTGTCGATTAGGGAAAGCATGATTTATCCCAGTTGCGTAAGCGCATCCAACGCCGAATACGCTGTCTTGCGCGTGGTGCCGTCCATTTTTACCACACCCCAATCATCCGCACTGCTGTTTCCGAACAGTGCATAGATGTTCGCTTGAATAATGTGATCGTCGTCGCGGTGGGTTAGATACTCAGTGCCCATGTTGGTGATGTAGACACCTTGCGCAGTCTCCGCATGGTTGCTACCCCACTCGCTAATGATGGTGCCAACACCCATCCGGGTCCACGCTTCTTGGAATACGTTGACAACGAACCCAGACTGGCCAGCACCGCGTGGATCACCCATTCCGTCATACCAGTGCAGGCCATGAAAATCCACCTTGCAACAAGGCCGCACAAAGCTGCCATCTCTGTTCATGCCTTTCTGAAGCATCTCGCCCATGATGTAACCACCGAACGCGGTTCCCGTGGCGAAACCGCACTTTGCATCAGGAATATTCGAACGGATGCCATCGGACATGCCCGCATTCCAACCGCAGAACGTCTCAATACGCGCTGCGTCGAAATCAGTTCGCTGCGACCCATCGATCCACCCCACAGTCGTACCATTCGCGGTGATTGTGCGCGGCAGTCCGGTGCCGCTATCAGTGCGCACGAAGTAATCCAGTTCGTTCGATGTCTCGAACCATGTTGCGTACCCCTTCAGCGCAGAACTCACCTGTGCGCCGACGCTATAGGCAATGGTGTATGCCATCGAGTAGCCCCATGACCATACAGGGGCATTCGTGATGACAGGCAATGGCTCTACGCCATGCTGTCTCAGGTAATTGAAGTAGGGCGCCGCGAATGCGGCAGACGAGTAATCGTGGACGTCCGTGCGATACCACCCGATGCCAAGGTCATTCGCCGTCGCCGCGTAGCTCGTGATCGTCTGCCCCGAATAGGGGAAACCCCAGTTCAGGTGGATATTGAGTCCGAACATGGAGCTAGGTAGTTCATCGCGCGCCGGGAAGGCTGGCCAGTGCGGGCCACGCACCATCACGCCTGTTTGCTCGTCGCAATTAGCGAATGTTCCCGCCCACAAGGATAGCAACATGACTCACCTCGGATTCCACTCACGCCACTGCCAGTATGCGTCCAAAAGAGAACGGCCCCGGCAAGTGTAGCCGGAGCCGTCGCGGGCGCAACACCACCATCCACCACCGGAGCGGTAGAGGTGGGGCTTGCCGTTACGCGCTGGCAGGCGCATCGCCAGCAGGCGCAGCGCCGCCGTCAGCCGGAGGCGTGGTGCCCGGATCAGCCGGAGCCGGATCAGGGCGCGCGCCAGCGGTGATCGCAGCAGCCAAAGCCTCGGCCTGAGCGTGCAGCGAGTCTTTCAGCTTCACGAGTTCAGCCGGATCAACACCACCGGTGCCGCCAGCGGCAACCAGCTTGTCAATCTTGTCGGCCAAGCCTTCGATCAGCGTCACAGCGGATTGCTCGATGCCGACAGTCGCGGCCACTTGGTCTTGCAGATCGGAAAGTTCAGACATGATGTTCTCCAGAAGGTCTACGATAAGTTGCAAGGTGGGAAAGATCGCCAGTGCGGGAATTTCACGGGGCAT